GGTGCAGTTCGTGAAGGTATTATGACAAGAAACGAAGCTAGAGAAAGAATTGGCTTAGACCCTGTAGAGGGAGCCGACGGATTATATATATCAGCAACATTATTCCCACTTGGCGATGAAGATGTGCCACAACCACAAAAGCCAGAAGATAACGAAGAAGATATTGAAGAAATGGAAGAACTAGACGACGACAAAATGTTTGATAAGAGTTGCGACCATGATCACGATACAAAACAGACTAACTTTCCAGAAAGAGGTGACGATAAAAAGATTTCTTTAAGAAATAGTAAACATGAACAGTTTGATTATGAGTTTGCTAAAAATGTAAAAGAAGTCGGCGTAGGAAAGCAAATATGGAAAGCAGGTGGCAACATAAGAGGTAATGAAGCATTTACTTTATGGGGTCGTGCAAGAAAAGGTGAAGAAACAGAAGGTGTATTGAAGTGGATAAAAGAAAGAGAAGCGTGGGGTGCCAGACATTTTAGAGACGGACAAAAGTTTAAAGATGGATCGGTTTCACCTAACTTATCCAATGTAGCAGGGGTCGTCGCTCAAATGAAATGGGGAGTAGTTGGGAATCTAGGTATGCAAGGAATGAAAGATGTAATCTTAGAACTCACAAAGAAACTTGAAGGACGACAAGACGATCCAGACGATAAATTTGTTGACGAGAATTGGCAACTGTATATTGACGAAGAAGATTGCGATATAAAAGAACATGAAGAAAAAGCAGTCACCGCTAAAGTAAAAAAGATATTGCAAAACAAAGTGACTGAACACAATGACAAAGTTGGTGATAAACCAAATCGTAGAGCCACACTTAGAATGTTAGAAGCAGTCTATCGTCGTGGTGAAGCGGCATATTTTGGGAATCCAAGTTCGGTCCGTCCCCGAGTAAGATCAAGTCAACAATGGTCTCTAGCCCGTGTGAATAGCTATTTATTTGCTTTGAGAACGGGAAGATGGCAAGGTGGAAAACATGATACAGACTTATTCCCGAAGGGACACCCACTCTCGTCAAAATAGACTAAAACAATTCGTTAGTTTTAGACAAGGACGAATCAACCGCCGTAAAGAGTGGCGTAAACAATTAAGAGTGCGAACAAACTTAGAACGCAGAATGTTTACACAACTCAACAAGAACTTTAAACAATTCCTAAACAGAACTCTTAATATATATAGAGAAACAGGATTCTATGATCGTGATATTGCCGCAATGGGTATCAATGAGAATATACAGGCTACACTCTTACAGAATTACAAAAGGATTTGGCGAACAATGTTTGCTATAAATGAAGATCGTCACAAATTAGAAAGCAAAGCACAACATCAAGAAATGACGGAACAAGATGCTTTTGTTTTTGGTCGTAATGCAAATATAGATCAGCTTATAGAAGATTATATGCGTGGAAGGCAATTGGTTCTTTCTGGTATAAGTGTAAGAATGGCAAATAGGGTTGATAAGATAATTAGATCGGGCATATTAAATAACAGAACAATGACACAAATAGCCAAAGATATAAGTGATAAGTTTGGACCAATTGCAAGATCAAGAGCGGCTATGATAGCAAGAACGGAAGTTCACAATGCGGCTTCTGCGGCTTCAAACGCATATTACTTAGATGCAGAAAGTCAATACGGTTTACAAATGAAAAAGGTCTGGACGGCTACACAAGATGCAAGAACTAGGGAAGCTCATGTTATTGCCGATGGTCAAGAAGTTAATATGAACGAGCCATTTAGAGTAGGCGGTGCTTTGATGATGTATGCAGGAGATAGTGCAGGTGGTGCGGCTAATGTTGTAAATTGTAGATGCGTAATTTTGTATGCAGATAAAGAAGATGATTTCTATTAAAGGAATAACTGCGGGTGCGTTTGACTTGCTACACGCAGGTCATATAGCAATGTTTGAAGAAGCAAAAACAGTATGTGACCATTTAACAGTAGCAATACAAATTGATCCAAGCCTAGATCGTCCAGATAAAAATAAACCAATTCAAAGTATTGTAGAAAGACAAATACAGGTAAAAGCAATTAAATATGTTGATGACATTATTGTTTATAACCGAGAAAGCGAACTTGAAGATATATTAAATACATTGCCATTAGATATAAGAATTATTGGTGCAGAATATAGAGATCAAGAATTTACAGGTAAAGATATTTGTAAAAAAAGATTTATAACTATCTATCACAATTCAAGAGAACTAAGAAATAGACAAAACGGAATAAAATAAATATTTGACTAGATATTGTGATAAAGTTGAACCTAAGATACTATATAAGCAGATTTGATATTAATATCATAAACTTTTGGGAGTGACATTGATGAATGATGAAACAGAATCAAAATCAGTTGTCCACGCCAACGATGCAAATTTAGTTTCAGAAGAAACGGACACTAAAGAAGAAATAAGGCGAGATGTCTTTACTACTAGGGAGGAAGCCGAAGATCGTGCCAAAGAAATAGGGTGCGATGGTATCCATTCACACGACGAAGATGGGAACACTATCTATATGCCATGTAAAACACACGCCGACTATATAGATGCAGTCGGTCAAGATGTTAAAGAAGAAGAATCCAAATCCATATATGAAGCCGAGATCAAAGCGGTGGCAATGGACGAAGATGATGATGATGAAAGATATGGTAAGTTTGAAGGTTATGGATCGGTTTTTGGTAATAAAGATTTAGGTAATGATGTCATAGAAAAAGGTGCTTTCGCCAGATCACTCAAAAGAAAGAAGCCGCACCAAATCAAACTTTTATACCAACACAAGACTGATATGCCTATAGGCGTGTTTGAAGAAATCAAAGAAGATGGACACGGACTAATGGTAAAAGGCAAATTAGCTTTACAAACACAAGCGGGAAAAGAAGCATATGAACTTATGAAGATGGGTGCATTAGATGGATTATCCATTGGCTTCAAAGTAAATCCCGACATGGTTTCTTACGATAAGCGTTCAAGAAGGAGACTTATCAAAGAAGTAGATTTAATGGAAATATCTTTAGTGACTTTCCCGATGAATCCGAAAGCTACGGTGAGATCGGTTAAGGCTAGTGAAATTTCTATTAGGGAATGGGAAAGTGGTCTGCGTGATGCTTTCAATCTATCTCGTTCCGAAGCAAAAGTGGCGGCAGGTGCTATCACTAAGTCGTTTGACGAAAATCAGCGAGAAGCTGAATCGGCGAACACGGAACTCGTAGATGCGATTAAAAATTTAACTTTAACCTTAAAATCTTAGGAGGATTATTATGTCGGAAGATGTAAAATCAGCGATTCAAGAAATGGGTTCAACCTTTGAAGAATTTAAAAAGGTCAATGACGAAAGACTTGAAAAGCTAGAAAAAGGTGAAAGCACGGCGGACTTAGATAGCAAGATGGCTAAAATTGAAGCTAAATTAGATTCAATGGAAGAAATCAATCAGAAGCTAACTGTTGCCGAGCAATCACAAAGCGAAGTCAAGGAGCAAGTTGAAAGACTAGAAACAGTTATTAAAAGACCTAATTCTGGTTTTGATACAAAGCAAGTTGACGAATATATGAACGCTTTTGATGTGTATTGTAGAAAAGGTATTGATGCCCTTTCTCCAGACGAAAAGAAAGCGTTGACTGTTAGCAACGATTCAACAGGTGGATATTTAGCACCACCAGAATATGTGCGTGAACTTTTGAAAGAAGTGACTGAAATATCACCTATCAGAAGTATTGCAAGAGTAAGAAGCACGGGACAAAGATCAATTCAAATCCCAAAAAGAACTGCTACTTTTTCTGCACAATGGGTCGCTGAAAGCGGAACAAGAAGTGAAACCGAAGGCTATACTGTAGGTCTTGAAGAATTACCTGCACATGAGCACTATGCTCTAGTGGATATTTCTGAACAAGATTTAGAAGATTCAGTCTTTGACTTAGAAGCTGAAATGCAGTCTGAATTTGCAGAACAATTTGCAAAAGCAGAAGGTGCGGCTTTTGTTAGTGGTGACGCAGTTGGTAAACCAGAAGGCTTTATGACAAATTCAAGTGTCGGTGAAGTTGTATCTGGCGACGCAAACTTAATTACTGCTGATAGCTTAATTTCGCTTGTTCATAACATTAAGTCAGACTATGGCAAAAATGGTGTATTTGTATTTAACAGATCAACATTAGCGGCTATAAGAAAACTTAAAGATACTGCGGGTCAATATGTATTCCAAGCAGGAATGTCACTTCAAGGTGGTGCTATGGCAACCATTCTTGGGTATCCT